CATTTTCATTATTTGATAATATATCGTTTAGAGTGGTTTTATTATTTAGATTAATATTAAATTGCCTTGATAATATATCTTCTACAATAATTTGAGCATTTAATACATCTGTTAAATTTAATATATCTAAAACTACAGTTGTAAAATTATCCGTATTTGTGTAAAAATTATTCATTTTCATTTTTAAATCATTTAAAATTGGTTTAGTCAATATACGATTATTTTGAACATATTTTTCTTTAAGAAAAGATAGAATTAAATTAAACTTAGTCAATTGATTTGATTCATTACCATTCATTATATATATTAAGTTTGTTTTAATTTTCAGTATTTAATAAAATAATTATATACTATTTTTGTATTTTAAAGAATATATAATATATATGGAAAGATATACTATTATTTTAAAAGACAATTTAGAGAATATGACTGAATGCGTTTGCTGTATTGTTAATTATTTAGGTATTAATACATGTTCTTCAACGTATTATAATTACTATTGTAAGTATAATCTAAAAACACGTGATATTAGTTTTACAGAGTATTGTCCTTTATCGATTCATAAGAAAACGAGTAATATTTTTCAAACTCCAATGATTATGTCATTAGCAAGAGAAGCAATTCATAGTAGTTTTAATAAAATAGAAGCAGGATTAACAATAGAACAGATTAATTATATAAAAGCACTAGATTGTGTAGAAGAGATTAGAATAAGTCCAAAAATAAAACTTAACGTTCTTTCGGATAATATAGGTGATAATACTAAGAGTAGTTTTGTAAATAATAATCCAAATACAAATTTTGGTCTTCAAGCTCAAAATAAGGATTTTGAAAACTATAAACTAAGTAGCACAAAGATTTTTAACTATTTAGAGAGTCCGGATAATACTACATATAAATATAATTACGAAGAAATAAATAATCAAGAAGTTGATATTATTGTTATTGATGACGGTATTCATGGAAATCACCAAAATTTTATGATTGATGGTAAAAATATATGTAAAATAGATGAACAACCTAATTGTCCTTGGCAATTATCTAAATTATTAACTTTAGCCGGAGTATCATATATACCTGGAAATACGCCTGAAGGAGTAAGTGAACAGGACCCCAGATTTTTTTCCTACTTTACTCCCCCAAAAAAAACGGATAAATTGAAACCAGAGTATAATCATGGAACACATGTTGCTGGAATCATTTGTGGTGATAATACCGGTTGGATACGGAGTACTAAAGTAAAATTATATTCTATACCAGGTATACCATTAGCAAGTATATTTTTAATATTATTCAATTTTATAGAATTTGCTATATTAGATTTTCATATAAATAAAATAAAGCTTGGTATTAAAACTCCTACATTAGTGAATAGAAGTTATGGGTTTGATGTTTATGATACAAATTTATTACCGTCTAGTAATTTTACAAAAATATATAATCAACCATGGTTTTACACATATTTTGATAAATCTAAACAATTATTATTTAAAACAATATCAATTTATCCAGAAAGATACATTTTTGAAATTCAGAAAAAATTTGGTATAGTAAATGTTTTTTCCGGAGGAAACGATACTGAATTACAGGTGAAATGGTCTGATGATACGAACGATTATTATAATTATTATCTAACAAACTCGTCGGATATTCAACAAATCCATACATTCTACACATATCCATATATACCTCGAGAAACGTATCTAAAAGATGATTTATGGACAATTGATGGATTGAAATTAAGTGAATTAACCCTTCAATCATTATTTGAATACAAAAATTTAAAAATAGAAATTAATTATAATTTAATCAAAAGTCGTCTTAATAATAATAGAAACAATATTTATAAAATCTTGAATGAAAAACCACCTACTATTATTGTCGGTAGTGTTAGAATGTTAGTACCAGATACATTTAATTATTTAAATAAAGAGAATGTTGGATTCTTATCAAATTATATTTTAAGTGGATTTAGTTCATTTGGTGATGCTTTAATATACTCCCTAGGCAGTAATATTAGAAGTTCAGTTGCATATAATTCAGTAAATGAACTTTCTGATAATTTATATAATAATTACCCTGGAACATCTATGGCAGCGCCAAATATAACTGGAATATTATCATTATATTTAATTAAATTATATTCTACTCTAGATATGTCCATATCGATAGATAAAATTATGACTGATACAAATAGTTATGTTCAAAATTATATAGACAATAATTTACGAAATGTATATGAAAATGTAGATATTACACAGTATGGAGATAAAAATGAATACTTTTATAAAGATATTCAACTATATAATAACTTAGAAAATATAAACGTAATATATCCTTTATCCGTATCACCTCTATATAAAATATATTGTCCTGTGCTATTTTATAATAAAGATTTTATATATAATCCTATCAAACCAGATAGTAATGAAGTAATAGCTGTATCATTTAAAATATCTGCCTTAGTCGAGAATCCTACAACAATAATCTTAAAAGCAAAAAATACAACCAGTGAAAATTTTAGTTTTATTATTACTAGATATCCTAAATATGGATCGATTACACAAGTTTCAAATAGTATTTTTACCTATATTTCAAGTAGTAATATACAAGATAGTTTTCAGTATGTAGTAATTGAAAATTCAATGATAAGCTCACCTGGTACTGTTATTATTTATAATTATAATGAAAATGATATTAAAAACATACCTCGGACATTAGGTACATTTACTTTTAGTGATATATTATTTGATGGAAAAGAATGGACTTTTGGAACAATTAGTACAGATACATTTATAGAAGAAATAGATTATTATCGATTAGGAAATTATAGATTAAAGAATTAAAACATACAACACTTTCTACATTTGTATGTTTTATTACTTTTAGATATTTAGTTTAACTATTATTATTCGTATTAGTAGGTAATTCAGGTAATTGTAATACTTGAGCGTCATTTATAATAATACGTACATCAGAACTATTAGATGGTGTAGGTGGTTTAGACACATTTTCCTTTTGATTATGACTATTTTTTTTAGATGAAGTATTATCAAAAGTAAAATTACTACTAATCGTATAAGGTTGCGTATTTTGGTCAGCCGGAGTTTGTGGTCTGGTTCTATTATTACCAAATAGTATATTAGTTGCTGCCATATTATTATTGATTTTTTTAACTAATTCTTCAAATGGGTCAACCTTCTTTTCAGTTTCTTCTTCTATATCATCAAAACGATAAGCCTTAGTATGTGATATTGTTCCACATATATCTGGTAATTCTAATAATTCATTATTATTACTATTGTTATTAACAATATTACCTATAATTGCCTTATCATTAATATAATGGTCCTTAAATGCTTTTACTATATTATCGGGTATATCTGGAGATAATTCAATTAAACGATCAAATTCCATACGGGCAAATTTCATAAATTCATCAGCGTCACGTCTTTTATTCCGAGCTATATTTAATTCTGTATTTATAACACGATATAATTTATACCATTGTTTAGATACACTATCATGTGCCTCACTCATTTGCGCATATTTGAAAAAATTCTGTAACGTTTGTAAAATACCTATAAAAATATTTACACCTCCTAATCCATATTGAGCATATGTAGCATATTCTTTAGGAATTGTATTACTATCACCACTTAAAGCAAATGTAGCTGAGGCAAGAATTGTGGATAATACAACACATGGTATAGTAAACGCATAATTCTTAAGTTTATTTTTTTTATAGGAACGTTCATGTAAAATTTTATACACTATCGCTTTATCAGCCCAACTAATAAAAATATTTTCGACTTGTTCTGTCCATTTTAATTTGTTTTTTTGATTATCTGTATTTTCTTCTTCTTTATCAGACATTCATATAATTTATACACATACTAAATTTATTCTAAAATAAATATTTTCTCATAAAACTTTATATGAATGTTGCCCATTTTATATGGTTTCAAGGAAAACCACCGTCTAAATATCTAGTTACAATAGATAAATTTGTGAAGAAAAATCCAAATTTTACTATTTATATTTGGAGTGAAGAAACATTATTACCCTTATTAAAAAATAATCATATTTTTTATAATGCTATACATAAATGTGAATATATGATACAAAAAATAGATATTTATAAATATGTTGTATTATATTTTTTTGGCGGCATTTATCTTGATTTAGATATAGTTGTTGAATCTACATTTTCTAATCATTTTTTAAATGAAATTGATAAATATGATTTAGTATTTAGTAAAATTAAAATGATACAATGTATACCAATAGATTTTATTAATAATGGCATTATATTTGGGAAAAAAGGTAGTCCATTATTATTAAAAATTGTTGAAGATATCAATTGGAATCAACCATTTTATAAAACAAAAGATTGGAGAGTTCTTGATACAGCCGGACCATTGTATGTCACACGATGGTGTAAGGAAAATAATATTAAAACTATAGACCAAAAATATGTAGAAGGACGACCATTGTTCTATTTTTATGATGATGAATATAAGGGCATGTTTATAACACATTTACATCATAATAATTGGATGGATAATTATTTATATCTTGTTGTAGTTATTATTAATTATAGCTTGTACCTATTTATTTTTTTTATCATTATATTAGTTCTATATAAAACATACAAATAAATCCTTACTATGAAATGACATTTTATATATCATTTCATTATAATGTGATGTTCTATAGTTACAAGTCATTATATAAACGATATATATCTAAAATAGTTTATATATGGAGATATTTTACAACACTAATTATAAATTTATATATAATGAAGATGTTTTATCGATTTACATCTAGATAAAATTTTACTGGTTTTTGTATTTAATCTTTTTTAATACATCCGCAAACTCTCCTAATTTCCTTATATATTATAATAATATTATTACAATATGTTATTCTAAATAAAACAGATTTCAAATACTGTTTTATTCAGTCATTGATTCTTTGTAAATTTAATATCTTTAATCTATTTTGTAATCGGCAATACGATAAGTCAATGAACTATTTTTTGATAATTACCTTACGTCATCATTTTAAACAACACCTATATATCTATTAACACAAGAGATAATTACTATGAATTTGTTATAATAGCTCCGGTCAAATCAGCACCAATAACATCTGTTAAATCAGCACCAGTTAAATCCGCTCCTTTCAAATTAGCACCAGTTAAATCCGCTCCTTTCAAATTAACATCTGTCAAATCAGCACCATTAAAATTAGCACCTTTTAAATCAGCACCATTAAAATTAGCTCCTTTTAAATCAGCACTAGTAAAATCAGCACTTATTAAAAGAGTACCACTTAAATTTGCTCCCATTAAGTTACAAAATAAAAATTTACTATTAGATAAATGAGAACGTTTAAAATTAATCATTACTAAAGTACAATAAGAAAAATCAAAATCATATAAAAACCTGTCATTTAGATTTACTCCAGGTAAATATGCTCCAGTAAAAATAGTGCCTGATAAAATAGCGTTAGTAAAATTAACCCCTTTTAAATAAGCATTAGAAAAATCAGTATTAATTAAAATAGCATTCGTTAAATCTGCA